TTTATATCGTTTTGGTTTTTATCTGTTTTTTGAGGTTTGAGGCTAGTTCTTGAAAACTGATACACTTTGATACATACTAGAATTAGTTTAGAGACACGAAAAACAAAAAGATGAATAGATCTTCATCTTTTTTGTAAAGGGTTAAAAGTTTATGACAAAAGCAGTTTATATCAATATTGAAGAGACAACCGGAAAAGTAAGTAAGTTGTTAATAGAGATAATGCTTTTTGTTAGCGTCTGGGGAAAGAAAGAAAAAACCCCAACCCCAAAAGCCCAGATAATCGAGAAGATGAGAAAGAAAGGAAAGTCCGAAGAACAGATAGACCACGCAATTAATATGCTTATCCGATTTGGATATATAAGAAAATCTAGTTATTCTGCGCCGAGTAGCGGGACTTCATACGTCCAATTAAGAACAGTCAGCACATGAGAGGGGGTGAAATATGAGCGAAGAAAAACAGTTGATTGAAAAAAAATATAATATTACAAAAATGGCAGTTTTGGATTTAAAAGAAATTAACGCCGCGATGGTAATGTGCAGGAGAATGCTTGCCGGTATGCAGACTAATCTTGATTACACTTTGCAGATGGAATATAACCGGTGCAAAATTGAGATTGATGCTCCAAAAGGATACAAAAGACATATTACTTATAATACGGAAACGCAAATGATTACAGTCAGTGATGTATTGGAGCCGAAGAAAAAAGAAGAACCGGAGAATAAACCCAACTAATCCTCTTGACTTGGAGTAATTTTATAAGATAAGCTTGTATAGCCTAACCTTATGAATAATAAGCCTGGACAAAATATGCAAGCTGTTGTCTCCGCCAAAAAACCCATTATAAAATACGATCCTAAATTTGTTGCGGAAGTAGATAAATACATAAAACTTTCCGCAAACAAAAAGCTTCCATATTCCATAAAAGGTTTTGCGCAACATATTGGAGTAACTGAAGAAACAGTAAAAGCATGGGCCAACAAAACAAAAAAAGATGAAAAGGGAAGTCCAACAAAAGAATTTGTCCGTCCCGAGTTTTTAAAAGCAGTTAAAAAACTCTTAACTCCTAGGGATAAGAAAGGTAGAATAACAAGAGGAGTCCCACAGGATACCAACAAGAATGGTACAGCCGGTAGGCCAACAAAATATGACCCTAAATTCCCAGAAGAATTAATACTGTTTTTCAATATTCCTCCAAACTTCGAAAGAGAACTAGATCATTATGATAAAGGAGAGGTTAAATGGACAGATGTTAAATTAATGACAAATAAACTTCCTACTTTTTTAAAGTTTGCAGAGAAAATAGGAGTTGCAGATTATACACTGCAGAGGTGGGCGGAAGAAATATATCCGGATAATTTTGAAAACAAAGAACTAAGGGGTAGGTCTGTTTATCCAGAGTTTTGTGTTGCATACGCGCGCGCTAAGGAATTTCAAAAATACTTTATCATTGAGAATGGGTTGAATGGTTTGTATAATCCGCAATTTGCTATTTTTGTAGCTAAAAATATTACAGACATGAAAGACAAACAAGAACAAGATGTCAATGTTAAGGGAGAATTGGTTATAAAGCAGATAAGCTATAAAGATATTAAAAAATGAATGATGATTATATTTTGCCTTACCACTTCGTAGCAAGAGACTATCAAGTACCTTTTCTTCGTAAGGTTGAAGCTTCAATAAATGGTGAAAGTCAGGTACGCTATTTTATGCACATTTGGCATCGGAGAAGTGGAAAAGATAAGGTTGGTATTGCCGATTGCGTTCCCCGAAGACTAATTAAAGATCCCTGTTTAGTAAAATTTGTTTATCCGACTCTTGTGATGGGTAGAGAGAATCTTTGGGATGGTATTGGCGGAGACGGATTTCGCTATCGGGAACACATTCCGCGTTTTATTCGCGATGGACACATGAACGAAACTACTATGAAAATTCCAATCAAAGGGGGATCATTGTTTCAAATTGGGGGATCGGATCATCCGGACTCTCTTCGAGGGGGAAACCCGAAAATGTTTGTGTTCTCAGAATGGAGCGAGCAAGACCCTTATGCTTGGGATGTTGTAGAGCCAATTCTTAAAGAGAATGGTGGTATAGCAATATTTAATTTCACGCCAAAAGGAGATAATCATGCAAGAGCTTTATTTGAGTACGCAAAAGATAATCCTTTGTGGCATGTTGAGATATTAACAGCAGAGGATACGGGAATATGGACACAAAAACAGTTGAAAGCAATTCAGGAGGATATTATCAAGCGTTTTGCGGCCAATGGAAGAAGCGAGGCGGAAGCAAGAGCATATTACGAGCAGGAATATATGTGTTCTTTTACCTCTCCGGTTATCGGATCGTATTATGGAGAAGGAGTAAGAAGAGCAGAGAAAGAGGGAAGAATTACGAGAGTTCCGGTGCATGAAGGATTGCCGGTTGACACGGCATGGGACTTGGGTATTGACGACTCAATGACTATCTGGTTTGTCCAAACAGTAGGGCAAGAGATTCATTTGATCGATTATTACGAAAACTCCGGAGAAGGACTTGCTCATTATGCTCAGATCTTGCAGGATAGACATTATCTTTACAGTCGGCATTATGCCCCACATGATATTGCAGTCCGGGAGTTAGGGACCGGAAAATCAAGGTTGGAAGTGGCAAAATCCTTGGGGATTCAATTTGAGGTGGGAGCAAATCTTCCAATTGATGATGGTATAAACGCGGCCAGATCAATATTTTCTCAAATCTGGTTTGATAAAGAAAAAACACATCGGGGAGTAAATGCTTTAAAGAATTACCGGAAAGAGTGGGATGAGAAGAATAAAGTATTTAGAACTACTCCAAAACATGATTGGGCCTCTCATGGCGCAGATGCTTTCAGAACATTTGCGGTAAGCTATAAAAAGAATACTGTGATACCGAGTCAGTCGGATTTTGGAGGGGTAAACCCTAGAATTGAAGGGATGATAGCATAGGTACTTGCCTTCTCGTACTTTTAAGGATTATTGTATAAGTATGGATAAAACAGATAGAATAATTGAACCGGAAGTCTCAATGCTTAATAATAATAAGACCGAAGGATTCAAATTCCAAGAGCGAAGACATGAAGATTGGAGAGAAAACTATACCCTCTCAAGAGATAAAGTTATAACAAACCGCCTCATCCAAAGACAATCGGTAAATATTCCCTTGATGAAAACAACAAAAAAGACCCTTCTTAAAGATATTGATGATATGCCGGTAATGTTTTTTGAGAATCTAGACAATGACAAACAGGCGGAAATCTTTAAAAATGAGTATTGGAAATATACGGGAGAGCAAAATAAGTTTGAGATCTTAGACATTATAGATAAAAGCCAGATGCTAACTTTTGGGAGAACTTATGATCAATGGCAAATAATTAATGGGGGAGTTAATATGTCAATTCGGGACCCGATGGATATTTTAGTTTCCCGATATACCGAATCTCACAATATCCATTCGTCAAGATATTTAATAGACCAGAATATTTTTGTTCCGCTTTCTAAACTGGAACAGAATCCGGATTACGACCAGGAAGAAATCAGAGAATTAAAGACTTGGTATGGTACGCAAATGGGGCTTGTGAAAGCTCAAAGTAATGTCGCGGCTTTACAGAAGAAGAATGAAAAACTAGCAGAAATGGGTGTTGCAGATGTTGAAAATCCCATTCTTGGAGAAACTTATGTCCAACTGGATCTGCATTTTGTTTGGAGAAATAATGAGAAGGGAAAAGATAAGGATGGAGAAGAGATAAAACTTGAGGAGCAAATTTATCTTTATGTTGTCGCGGAAGACTGGAAAAAGTTAATGAAAAAATCTCTTGAAGAAGTCATTGATCCTAACCAAAACTGTAAAGATCATTTCTGGAGAAGTCATTATCCGTATAATTCTTGGGCAGATGATATAGAAAAACAAGATTGGTATTCGGATGCGATTTTGGACACCATCAGAACTCCAAACAAAATATTAAATGCCTTCTTTTCTCAATTGGTAGAGAATAGAGCTCTTAAAAATCTTAACATGAACTTATATGCTCAAATGGATGGGTGGGCTCCCCAGACTTGGGAGCCAAGAGCCTGGGGAATGTATGGTGTTCCTGTTCCGGCCGGACAAAAAATAGAAGATGTATTTATGCAACTTAAAGTCAATGATTTGTCGGAGTCATTGGACGAGATGAATTTTTTAATTTCCCTTGCAGAAAAAGCATCGGGAGCAACCCCACCACAACAGGGAGTAGAAAACGAAAGGCAAATAACTTTAGGAGAAGTAAAACTTGCATTGACAGAAGCAAAGGAAAGAATTAAGGGAATGGCTAAATTCTATACGCAAGTTTGGAAAGAAAGAGGATTGATGTTCACGAAATTAATTGAAGCAGCTTCTGATAAATTGGATGCGGTTAAGATATATAAAGAAGGTAAAAATACAGACAATGTGTTTGAGCGGGAGATTTCACCGCGTGACTGGATGACAAAGG